AACCTTAAACTTACACTGAAGCTCAAGTTTACTACATATTTTACTTCATAAACTCCTGAAAATAACCTTAAACTTACACTGAAGCTCAAGTTTACTACATATTTTACTTCATAAACTCCTGAAAATAGTGAATGAATATTTATTTACGGTTCTTTTTTTTATAATCATTCAAAAATAACAGTGTTATAATCAAAATCACCATTTTTCATTCTTTCAGCTAATTCATCAATTTTACCTGATTCCAATAATTGTATAATTCTAAGATTTATAAATAATAACAAATTATCATCATTAGAAGCAATATATAATTCTTCATTAGGTTCTTCTAATATATTATAATTATAAACAATTCCTTCAGTAATATTCCATGGTGTAAACATTGCTAATGTTTTATCTGGATCGTGTTCTATTAATTCACTTCCAACATCACTACCTCGCATTAATCCTCTAACATTTGGTTCTGTTTTTAGTCTCTTAATATCTTCATCTGTTGTATTTTCTTACGAGCATAAATGCTCTCCAGAAAATAACCGTAAACTTACACTAGCGTTCCAGTTTACTATGTATTTTCTTCCACTTCATACCAGAAAATAACCGTAAACTGGAGCTTAGCGTAAGTTTACCTACATAGTACCAAATTCAATTCTAGGATTTATATTATTTGTATCTATATTCCATTCTTTATTATGTTTTTGTATCCTATAAACAGCATCAAAATATCCAGTTGAATTTTTTGTAGCAATAATAATTGAATTAGGTGGTAAATCCATCATTATTTCATCAGCATCAGAATTTAGGAAATTATCAGTAAGCATTTTTAAATGAATTTTATCTGCAAGTATTTGCATTTCTATATCATTTTTTTTATATATATTAATAAACGTTTTATGTAGTAAACTGGAGCTTTTAGCGTAAGTTTAAGGATATACTCCGGAGTTTACGAAGGAAAATACAGAAAAGAACCAGAATGCAATGAATGTTCATCGCTATACTCCGGAGTTTACGAAGGAAAATATGCATAGATAAAAAACTATTTTCAGAAACATATGTGAAAGAAAATATGTAGTAAACTTACGATAAATCTTCAGTTTATGGTTATTTTCTGGAACGAAGTGGAAGAAAATACAATGAATTTATCGGAGCATTTATGCGTAGATAAAGAATTATACTCCGGAGTTTATGAAGGAAAATATGTAGTAAACTGGAGCTTTAGCGTAAGTTTAAGGATATACTCCGGAGTTTACGAAGGAAAATATGTAGTAAACTGGAGCCTTAGCGTAAGTTTAAGGATATACTCCGGAGTTTACGAAGGAAAATACATTTAATAAAATCAATTATTTTTTTTATATCTATTTAATAATATAATGAATATATTACTCATTATTATAATATTAATTTTTATAATAATTTTAATATGCGTGTCTAATAACAAAATTATTGATAGTTTTGATAATATGGAACATAATTTGTATACATATGATACATGTTGTACAGAACAGCAAAATGAAAAATGTATGACTTATGGGAAAACAGGTGTTTGCAATTATTATAAAAATAATGGTTCTTGTTTATGTCAAAATTCATTTTAAAAAATATATAAATTAAAATATATGATAAACAAAGCATTTTACAATCTAATTTGCTTAGCAAGAAATAAAAAATCACTTAATATTATTAATAAATTTGCACATATAGATGATTATAACCAAATAATTCCAAACTTATATTTAGGTAATATTAATTGTGCCAATAATAAACAATTTTTAATAAATAATAATATTCAATCTATAATAAATTGTACAATAAATGAACCATTTAATGAATATTTTAATGAAGACAAATCTAAACTAAGATTAATAATCACAGATAGTAAAGAAAGTGATAATATAGATCAATTTAAAAAACAGATATTTGAAGCAATATTTTTTATAGAAAATTCTATTAATAATAATAAACCAGTTTATATACATTGTTATTGGGGATTAATGCGGTCTGCCACAGTTGTTGCAGCATATTTAATGAAAAAATACAATATGCCCAAAGATGATGCAATAAATATAGTAAGAGAAAAACGACGTTGTGCACTATTACCTTTTTATAATTTTAATGAAGTTTTGGATTACGTTGAAGAAAATATCAATAAATAATTACTTCTTGTCATAATAATTACCAACAACAATACCTGGTATAAATAGAGATATAAAACGCTTCATTTCAATATTATTATGAACATTTACACCTAAATAAAAAAATTTATTAGCAGGTATTTTATTATTTATTAATCCCATAACATATCTTAATTGTACTAAATAGTTATTAATACAATTAATTAAAAATCCCATATTAGTAAATCTCCATTCAGGAGGCGTAGTTATATAACTATACAACATTGCTAATTCATTCGCATTTAAAATTATATTATTATTTTGTGTCCTTGTAGGCCATCTAATTTTATTTGGCATTCCAAATTTAGCAGCTTTTTTATAAAAAAAAGCGCTTTTTAATGTTATATCATAATAAGTTACAACTGAAATTGATAATTTAGGATGATATTTTATAATATTATTTACTTTTTTAGTATTTCTTTCAATAACAGCATCATAAAATATACTAGGAATTATAAGTAAATCATAATATGCAGGCAAATGTTGTGGTGCTCCAATGCAATCATTATTAAATGGCCATGTAGAATCATTCATATTTGTTATATTATATATATAAGAAAATAAAAAGAATTATATTATTTTTTATCTTAAATTATATAGTAAGTTTAGAAATAAATTTGACTAAATTATTTTTATTTTTTATAAAAATAATTTCTTTTTATAATTAGGTATGTTTAATAATAACTTTAAAAACTATGCAGTAAATTTATACAATAATATAAAAAAAATTTTTTGATATTAAAGGTAAAGACAGAATAAATTTAATAGAAGAATCTTTTAATGTTTGGAAAAAAGAAAAAGATGATAAACATAATAAAATATATAAAAATATTAACATCACTCAAGATGTAGTTGATGAAATTATTTATTATATAAATATAATAAAATTAACATATATTGAAAAAATTAAAAAAACATATAAATAATAAATATAAATCAGTTTGCTATGTTTTACACCTTTGCACAATTAATATTTTTATTAACTAAATTTTATATAAAAATAATAATATAAAAACATAATTATTAATTTATATAAATAAAATGACAGAAATATATATAAAAAAATTATTAAAAAGTGATTTATTAGAAAAATGTAAAATACTTGGATTAAAAAATTATAAATCAAAAAATAAACCAGAACTGATTAAACTAATTGAAACACATACAAATAATATTACATCTGATAAATATATGATTAGTGAAACAAATGTTATAGAAAATGAAAATAATAATAAGTATAATATTCAAAATTTGCCAAATGAATTATTAATGATTATTAAAGATTATTTAGATTATAAAGATACATATCATACTTATAAAATATATTTCAAAACACAATTAAATTATTCATTAGTTTGTAAAAGTATGTACAATATATTTATGTTAAATTCCAAAAAATATCAAAGTATGTCAAACACTGAGTCAACACAATTAATTAACCGTAAAAAATGTATAAACACTTATGGACTATCAGAAAATGATTTAGACATTATTTATGGTAATAAAAAACATCGTAATTTTAGACAAAATGATACTATATATAAAATGGTATCTGTCATAGAATTATCATATAAAAAATATGGTACATATAATAATTATATGAAAATAAAGGCACAAAAAGAACTTGAAATTAAACTAAATGAAGAACGCATAGAAAATGAAAAAAAAAATAGAAGATTAACTTTAATCAATATGTTAAAAAAATATAATTTACCATTACGCGATGATTCAGTTTTATGTAATAGTTATATTTATGATAATGATGGTATTCCTGAAGAAATAGTTACAATAATGGTTGAAATGAATTTTTATTTTAATTGCACAAGTTATTCAAATTTAATTTATAATTATACATCTAATTATGTTGATAATACTAGAGATTATTCATTTGGTTATTATGGACACAAAAGTTTATCACAATATGAAAAAAATATGTTGTCAGAAAAAGCTAAAAAAGATGCACTTAAAAAATGGTGTGATAATAAAAAAAGTATTGATGAAGCATTATGTGATCCTAAATTACCATATTCTCTTCATGATAAAGTAAAAAAATATTTTGAAAAAAGTAATATTTAGAATCCTTCTGTTTTATTATTCAATAATTCTTTGTTATTTTCATATAATTTGTAAGCTTCATCTCGTTTTTTTATATAAATATCGTTTATACATTTTTGAACATTTTTTTGAGTTTCTGAATCATTGATAAAATCATCATATTTTCTTTCGGAAATGAAAAACTCTCTTTTAATTGGCTGGACTTGGAAAAATGGATCTTTAAATAATTCATCTTTTATTTTGTTTAATTGGTTAAATAATTTTTCCATTGATAAATTAGCTATTTCAGTTTTCTCCATATTTTTATATTTATTATCAGAATTATATACATAACCTGTATTATCATCTTTATCCATAATTACATTTAGATTACTGTCATTTTCTAATAACTTTTTCAATAGTTCTGTAAATTTATTTCCAGTCATATACAATGCATATTTAAGATATATATTTATATGGTCTGTTGACCATTCTTTATCAAATGGAATAGGAAAGTTAGGTAAATTAGGTAAATTAAAAACATATATATTTTGATTTTCAATTATATTATTTGTAATATCACATGAATTGTTATTTGTAATTTGACATTTTTGCTGAGTAATATTATTTATTTCTATATTTTTATTATTGGTGGTATCATTATTTTTATTTTTACAAAAATCTTTAATATGTTTTTCTAAAAATACTTTATTACAATAATTTTTATTACAAAATTTACATTTTAAATCAGATTCTTGTCGATCACATTTTTTTAACAATGATAAATCATATATTTCTTTATCAGTATAATTAAAAGAATCTAATTTTTTTGGACATTTTAATTTCCTATTCATATGATTTATTATAGAACTTCTTTTATCTGTGTTATACCCACATCTCATGCATTCATAAATATTATTCATTATATACATATATATGATAAATTATCTTTATATTAGTTAAATAAAAATAAAAGTATTATATTATTTTTATTGTATTCAATAAAATAAATAAATAATAATATAATATGAGAATATTAACAGTAAATGTTAAAAAAAAAGAGCATTAAAAATCACTCAAAAAAAAGCATAATTAGCATTAAATTTCGGTCAAAATTTCGCCTAATAAAAAAAAGCACTCAAAAATTAAATTTGGATCGAAAAAAGTTGAAATTTTAAATTTTTAAAAAAAAGCATTTTTTCGATCCAAATTTAATTTTTGAGTGCTTTTTTTTATTAGGCGAAATTTTGAGCGAAATTTAATGCTAATTATGCTTTTTTTTGAGTGATTTTTAATGCTCTTTTTTTTTTAACATTTACTGTTTAAATAATCAATTTAATAATAAATATTTTTAACATATTATCTATAGATTGTTAAATATTATATTTAATACATTCTCATCTATCATAATATAACTGTATTATTTCTATTGTTTTATCAATAACATTATCAGGATTTATCCAATAATTTATAGTTTCTTCTAAAATATTTAATCTATTAAACCATTCATTTTGTTTAGATTTTTTACAACACATATACCTAATTTATTATTACCCCAACATGATGTAATATTTTTATCATTATCTTTATAATCATCTGGGTTAAAACGGATAAATACAATTGGTCTATGGTTTAAATCTTGAGATATTTCCATAATTCTTTTATTTTCACAACTACAATCATAATCAATATGTTGGTTTTCGTCTATTTCTATAATTATTACTTGATAACCTAAATCTAGTAATAAATCAGGTCGTCTTTTTGAACAACCGTCTTTTATTTTCTTATCAGATTCCCATGTAAAATTAGGAAATTTATTTTTCACATATTCAACAACTGCAAATTCTTTTGTTTTATAATTTCTTGAAACATGTTTGTCTGGAAATATATGGATAAAACAATATAAACAATATCCTTCATATTTATCTTGAACATGTGTATAACACAATGGAGTTTTACATATTTTATGTATAACATTAATCATTCCATTTAATTTATGCATAGAACAAAATTTTGCTTTTTTTTCATTTTCAAAGTTAAAATTTGGTATTTTTTTACATCCATTGTGAAAACATTTTTTGCTTTTAACATCAATCATATTTTTTAACTTATGGTCTGAACAATATATAGGCGTTTTTTCATTTTCAAAGTTAAAATTTGGTCTCTTTTTACATCCGTCATGAAAACATCTTTTGCTTATAACATCAATCATATTTTCTAACTTATGGTTTGAACAAAACTTAACTATTTTTTCATTTTCAAAGTTAAAACTTGGTTTTTTTTTACAGTTTTCATATTCACATTTTTTAACTGTAACATTAATCATATTTTCTAATTTATGTATATAACAAAATTTTCCTTTTTTTTCATTTTCAAAATTAAAATTTGGTTTCTTATTACATCCATCATGAAAACATCTTTTGTTTTTAATATCGATCATATTTTCTAATTTATGAGTTGAACAATATATAGCTATTTTTTCATTTTCAAAATTAAAATTTGGCTGTTTTTTACATCCATTTTCAACACATCTTTTGCTTTTAATATCAATCATATTTTCTAATTTATGAACAGAACAATATATTGCTTTTGTTTCATTTTCAAAATTAAAAAATGGTTGTATTTTACAATTTTCATATTTGCATGTTTTATCAACAATATTAATCATATTTTCTAATTTATGTATAGAACAAAATTTTCCATTTTTTTCATTTTTAAAGTTAAAATTTGCTGTTGTTTTACAATTTTCATATATACATTTTTTAGTTTTAACATTAATCATATTTTCTAATTTGTGGTCTAAACAATATAGTGCTTTTTTTTCATTTTCAAAGTTATAGCTTGAACTTTTTTTACAATCTTTATAATTACACATTTTTATAGTAATAATATAATTATAATTTTTATTAAATTTAAAAATCAATTTTTTTTATTTTATTAATAAAACATATATCTTATTCCATAATATAATCCGACAATTAAAAAATACAATATTTTAATATGACACAATAACATTGTAAACCCCATATATTTTAACACATTTATATATAAAAAATAAGTTAAATAAATCTTTAATAAATATAATATAATTATAATGAAAAATAATTATAATTATTCAGATAATGATTCAGATAATGAAATAAATTATCATAAAGATAAAAAACAAAAGAACGATAAAATTATAACTACAGAAACACGTAAAAGACGTTCAAATTCAGAAAGCGATATATACAATTTAAAAATAAAAGAGCGGTGTCGCTACGATGATTATTTTAGATCACAAGATAGAAATAAACAAATACAAATTTTAGATAAAGAAGATGAAATTTATAACTTTAGCAAAACAAATATTCCCATTCGATATAAAATTATATGTTCAAGTATACCTTTAGCAACAAAATCTTTAATTATTAATAAAATAGATGCTTTTGAAAATATGAGTTCAACTGATTCTGAATATAGCAAATTATCAAAATGGATAAATGGTTTAGATAATATACCATTTGATACATATATTAAATTACCAGTGTGTTTAAAAAGTAATAGTGTACAAATCGAAAGTTTTTTATATAATTCATATGAAATACTTAAGAAAACAATATATGGACAATTACATGCTAAAAATAAAATTATGCAAATACTTGCACAATGGATTTCTAATCCTCAATCAACTGGTCAAGTAATTGCTTTAGAAGGACCAGCAGGTGTTGGTAAAACAAGTTTAGTAAAAAATGGAGTATCAAAAGCATTAAATAGACCATTTTGTTTTTACGCACTTGGCGGAGCAACTGATATATCAAATTTAGAAGGTCATTCATATACATATGAAGGAGCAATTTATGGAAGATTGGTAGAAATGTTAATGGAAAGTAAAGTAATGAATCCAGTAATATTTTTTGATGAATTAGATAAAATTAGTAAAACACAAAAAGGTCAAGAAATAACAGGAATATTAACACATTTAACTGATTTTACACAAAATGATTCAATACAAGATAAATATTATTCTGGTATAAATCTTGATTTTTCAAAATCTGTTTTTTTCTTTTCATTTAATGATATACGTAATATAAATCCTATTTTAAAAGATAGATTAACAATTGTTAAATTTAATGGTTATTCGATTGATGATAAAATAAACATTACAAAAGATTTTATAATACCTCAATTATTAGAAAACATTGGATTTAGTAAAACAGATATTACATTTAGTACTAATGTAATAAAATATATTATACAGAAATATACTAATAATGAAGAAGGTGTAAGAAATATAAAAAGATATATTGAAGATATATTATTAAAAATAAATTTATTAAGATTTATTAATCATGAAAACAATAATCGTATTGACATAAAATATAATATTAAAGATTTAAAGTTTCCTTATTTTATAAATGATTTCGAAATTATTGATAATTTGTTGATAAAATAATATTAATTATTTTTACCAATTAAATACGCATATTCAAAACTGTTTGGCATTGAAATAGTAAACTTTTCATCTTTATATTTATCTTCAAAAAGATCAAGAAACTTATCTCTAGTTACCTTATTTGTAAGATAAGGACGATACTTTTCAAGCTCATCTTCAGTAAAAAAAGTTTTCAAAAACAATTTATCATAAGTACCAATTTTTATATATTCTGGAATATTACGAATAATTATATCAATAAATTCATCAGTTTCTTTTTTAAGAACTTCTACCGATTTTTTGATATTTACTCGAAAGTTTCTTTTATGAACAATAGGATTTGGAAAATGATTAAATGTTACTGCAACATTACAGTCATTATATTTTTCGTCAATAATTTCTCTCAATTTATCTTCAAGTGAAATTAAACCGACTTCTTTTAATAATTTTATACCTTTGAAGCTACTATAATATTTAAACATTTCTAGAATATCTCCAGTAAGTTCTTCAGTAATTTCTATTTTAGAATATATTTTATCTATAACAAATTTGTCAACAATATTTTCAAGTCTATCCAATACAGAATAATACTCATTATTTATTTTTTCATTTTCATCTGAATCTTCTTCTTCATCATCATGCATAATAAACGGATTATCTTCAATATCATCACATTTAGGTTTGACATCTTTTATCTGTTTAGGTTCAGTATTTTTTTTAACTGCATCTAAAAATGGAGTTTTTAAATTTTGAACAACATTTGATTTGCCATCACTTTTAGTAAAAAGTTGTTTAATATCTTTATATTTAATTGTACGAAAATTAGTATCTTTAAATGCATCAGTTACTTTAGCTGCATCAGTATTTTTACCTGAATCAGTATTATCACCTGCATCAGTATCCTTAGCTGCATCAGTTCCAATAGGTACAATAATTTCAGTTGATTTAGAAAATAAAGGTAAATCTATAGTTTCTTCTTTTTGTGTAGGTTTAACTGCATTCAACAATATTTTACTCTTTCTTTCATCTATATCACTAGATTGAACCATATATTTTATCGGATTGAAAAACATATATGGATTAGGAATACATTGAACATGTTGAACATGATGGTATCTAACATTAACTGGTCCATCTATAGGACAACTATTGTCAATATATTGTTTAATAATAGGTATTTCTAAATTTACATAATTTTCAACATTAATTCCATTAACATTAACTGTTACTGGAACTGTTTGAGTTTGATAACTCACTTCAATATACGTTTTATTTCTAGATGTACTCATTTTTAAGAATATAAGTTTTATGATTTTTATAATTTAAATAATACTTAGATATAAAAAAAATCAATTTTTTATTAGGAAATAGTGTGAACCTTCATTTCATTATGATTCTTTTCTGTATTTTTTCTTAGGTAATTTAATAATTTCATCACAATTTTCTTTTGTTAATAAATCTATATTATACTCTTTTGGTATACTAAAAAATTTTTTATTAAACAATATATAAGGTCCATATTGACCATTTTTTATTAAATAATTATCTATTTTTTTAATATTACTATTTTTATGTGTATTAATACATTCTATTGCATTTTCTAATACTAAATCCTTATCAAATGGTTCAATTATTTTATAATTAATATTATTATGTGTTAAATAAAATCCATAAATACCTTTTTTTAATATAATATCATTATTTTCATGTTTTCCCAAATTTTTTGAATAAGTTTCACTATTTTCATTTTTTAAATCTTTTAATGTAACATTATCAATAGTTAAAGGAGGAATTATTTTCACATATTTAGCATTTTTTCCATCACCAATTTGAAAAACTGGTCCATATTTTGCTACATAAGCATATACACATTTTCCTTCTTCATCATTACCCAAAAATCTTTTTTCAACTTTATTTAATTTTCCAACAAGTGGTATAAAATCATGATAAAAATCACCTACAACATTATTCCATATTGCCGTTCCATTTGCAATATGATCTAATTTTTCCTCCAATGATGCTGTAAAATTAGTATCCAATAATGTAGTAAAACTTTCTTGTAAAAAATTAGAAGTTTGTATTCCTAATTGAGTTGGTAATAATTTTTTTTTTTCAGCACCAATATTGATTATCTCTTTTTTATCTTTAATTACATTTTTTTCCAATACATAATTAACAGTATTTAATTTATTTCCTTTCACATCCTTTTTTTCAACATATTTTCTTTCCATTAAAGTTTCAATAATAGATGAATATGTGGATGGTCTTCCAATACCTATTTTTTCCATTTTTTTTATTAATGATGCTTCAGTATATCTTAATGGTGGATTTTGATATTTTTCTGAACATGTTATTTTAATATATTTAATAATTTCATTTTCTTCAATATTATCTACTAAAAAATCAGATGGTAATTGGTCATTTTCATCATCATTTTCATCATTTTCTTTTTTAATAACATCATCATATATTCTTTTATATCCATCAAATATTATTTTTTCTGCTTTTGAAGTAAATTTTTCAGTTCTATTTGATATATCAATTGTTATATTATAAACTTCTGATTTACATGCACTCATTTGTGATGCAACACTACGTTTCCATATAATTTCATATATTTTTTTATCAAGTGGATCCGTAAGATCATTTAATGTTTCTTTATCAATATGTGTTGGACGAATAGCTTCATGTGCTTCTTGTGCACATTTTATTTTAGATACATATGAACGTAGATGAACATATTTTTTATCAATTTTATTTATGATATATTCTTTAATCTCATTTTGAATAACAATACTCAAATTTGTACTATCTGTTCTATGATATGTTATATATCCCTTTTCATAAAGACTTTGTAGTATAGACATAATTTTCTTTGCACCAATTCCAAAACGTGTACCAATATCTTGTTGAATAGAACTTGTTGTATAAGGAGGAGGTGGTCTTTTTTCAACAATCGATTTAACAATAGATTTAATAGTAAAAACTGAACTTTTACAATGCTCTAAAAATTTTAAACATAAGTCACTATTTTCAAAATTAGTATTTAAAACACCAGTTAGTTTCTTTTCAAATAATCCAACTGTTTTATAATACTTTTTTTCAGTAAATTTCCCAATTTCAGTTTCTTGTGTAACAATAATTTTTAAAGCTGCTGATTGAACTCTACCCGCTGATAATTTAGGAGCAATATGTTTCCATAAAAGTGGCGATAAATTAAACCCAACTAATCTATCTAAAATACGACGTGCTTGTTGACTGTGTACCATATCCATGTCGATAGTACGAGGATTAGCTACAGCATGTTCTAAAGCAGATTTAGTAATTTCATGAAAACATATTCTATTTTTCTCATTTACATTTAATTTTAATACTATTGCACAATGCCATGCAATTGCTTCTCCTTCTCTATCTTCATCTGATGCTAACAAAACTCTATCAACAGTTTTCATTTTATCTTGTAACGCTTTTATTTGTTTTTTTTTATCAGGTAATATTTTATAAGTTGGTCTAAAATCATTTTCAACATCAATGCCTAAATTATCTTTATCTAAATTTCGAATATGACCAAATGATGCTAGTACGATATAGTTTGAACCTAAT